TATGTGGTTATGAGTGGAGTGCTATGTTAGGAGACGATGAAATTCCAACCCAATGTAATTGTGAGGATGAGGAATGAATTTTTGGGACTCACAATATCGTAGAATTTGGTTGCCATATGTAGTTAGGCAGTGTGGTCAGCAGAAAAACCCAAAAGTGTGTGCCATTTTGAATAGAAATTATCACCCTCTTTCTCATGTAGAAAGCGTCTCATATTCTACCGGAACAGAGTGTGGGCAGGAAACTAAAAATTTATTTGGTTCTGTAGTGAGGTTTAAAACTGATCCTGATAAATTTAAAGATGTTTGGGTAAAAGTACCAGAAAATTGGGATGAGGCTCGTAGAGGTATCCGAACTCAAGAAGTAAAATCTTATTTGTACGATGATGGATTCTATTCACAATCTGATATGAAAGACTATTTTAAAAGATTAAGAAAACTATTTAGTTATAGTAACGAACTTCTATCTCCAGAAGAAATAGATTTAGAAGTATATGGAAAGCATACATCATACTCTTACACTGTTGGTAGTAAACCTATATGGGATAGGAGGATGAGTAATGATTGAAGATGACCATCTCGCCTGTGACGGTTGGCCTAATTGTGATATGGAACCTGACCTCTGTTCGTACAATGGTCATCAATCTCAGTTGATAGGCCACAAAGATAGTCCCGATGGGATACTACCTAAAAATCCTGAAGCTCCAAGAGGGGGGCCATGTTCTAAGTGTGGTTCCTCTGATGCTCTCCATACTTTCCCTGATCATACTTGGTGTTTTTCGTGTAAAACTTTAGATAGTAATAAATTAGGAAAGAAAAAGAAAAAGAAGGAGAAAAAAGATAAATCTGGTAAGGCTTGGAAAGTATATAGTATTAAGACTGATCGATTTATGAGACATAAAAATATGCAAGGGCTAGTCTTTGAAAGATCCTCTGCTGCAAAAAGACTTAGAACAAATTTCATAAAAAAATATAATCTTCCTAAAGATTCTTTAGAAATAGTAGAGTATAAGTTAGTTGAGATTAGAAGATATAAACACGATGAAATAAAGGACTTGTAAGGGATGTCTACAAAAACAGTGGATGATAGTAAAGTTAAGAAGTATATGATAGATTGGTTAAAGGAACACGATCACTCCAACATTTCCCCTGACCCAACAAATCAGTTTGATCTTATATCCACGGTGGATGGAGATTTACCTAGACTTCTCTTTGAGATTGAGGTAAACTATGCTTGGCAAGGGGAGTGGCCTGAAACTTGGGAAGAGATATTTATTTCTGAGGAGAAGGTAAAGCCTCTGGAAAAATGGAGAGAGGAATGCCCTGATGATATATTAACATTTGTTATATTCCGTTCCGATCTTGGGAAGGCATGGCACATAGATGGTTCTTCCCTTCTTGAATGCACCGTAAGAAATAACTTACTACATATTCCAACCAGTGATGCTTACCTTATGGACATGACATATGATGAAAGCAGTTGTTGACATAGAGACAGATAGCCTTGATGCAACAAAGATACATTGTATCGTTGCCCAACACTATCAGACAGGAGAGACAAGACAATGGGTTGGTGATGAGTGTACTCAGTTCGGTGGTTGGTCTGGTAAGATAGATCAATTCATTATGCATAACGGTATTAGCTTTGATGCTCCTATTCTTAATCGTCTGGCTAATGCCAAGATAAGACCTGATCAGATACGAGATACGTTAATTGAATCTCAGCTATACAATCCTGTTCGCGATGGAGGACATTCTCTTCAATCGTGGGGAGAGAGATTGAATTATACTAAGGGAGAACTCCATGAGTTTAGTGAGTACAGTCCAGAAATGTTGGAGTATTGTATACGTGACACTGAGCTAACCCGAAAACTTGGGGTTAGTCTGGAAAAGGAAGGAAGGATCTTCAGCCCACAGGCTTACGAGTTAGAGCGTCAGGTGCGATCTATAATAGATAAACAACAAGACAATGGGTTTGCCTTTGATATCATGGGAGGTCAAATCCTTCTGGCTCAACTGGAGGATGAACAATACCAGCTTGGATGTCAGGCTGAGGAGATGTTTAAACCCACTGAGGTACAGCTAAAGACCAAGATTAAATATATCCCATTCAATATCTCCAGTAGAAAACAGATTGCAGAACGTCTTATAGAAAAAGGATGGAAGCCCAAGAAGCACACAGACAAGGGTAACATTATTATTAATGAGGAAGTCCTATCCAAGATCAAGGACATGCCAGAGGCTCAGATGTTTAATAGACACTTCCTACTTCAGAAACGTGTTGGACTACTCAAGTCTTGGATACAGGAGTGTCAGGAAGATGATCGAGTTCACGGTAAGGTTCTTACCCTTCGGACTATTACAGGCCGTATGGCTCACCACAAGCCCAACATGGCCCAAGTTCCGGCAGTGTATAGTCCCTACGGGAAGGAGTGCAGGTCTCTCTGGACAGTATCTAATCCGGAGACTCACAAGCTAGTAGGTACTGATGCAAGTGGATTAGAGTTACGATGTCTGGCACACTATCTGAATGATACAGATTTTACCAATGAGATACTTACCGGAGATGTTCACTCAGCTAATCAGGTTGCCGCTGGTTTAAGAACCAGAGACCAAGCCAAGACCTTTATCTATGCTTTCCTGTATGGAGCGGGGCCAGCCAAGATCGGAAAGATAGTAGGAGGTTCTGCTCAGACTGGAAGGAAACTTATAGAAAAGTTTCTATCTAATATGCCACAACTCAAGAAGCTGAGATCTAATATACAAGAAGCAGCCCTGAAGGAAGGAACTATTAAAGGTCTGGATGGTCGAAGGCTTCAGATTAGATCAGAACATTCCGCAGTTAATACTCTTATTCAAGGAGCCGGGGCAGTTGTTTGTAAACAATGGCTTGTGGAAATGGATAAGAGAATACGAAGGTCCGGGCTGGATGCTCGACTGGTAGCATCGGTTCACGATGAGTATCAGTTCGAAGTAGCCAAGCCAGACATTGAACCCTTCACCAAGATAACAAAGGAGGCTATGTATCAGACACAAAAGATATTGAACTTCAAGTGTGATCTTGACTCCAGCTACAAGGTTGGAAATAATTGGGCCGAGACACATTAAAGTGCTTGACTCTTGAATACGGGTGTGTTACAATTCACTCGTTGTTTAGTTAGTAGTAGACAACCGGGGAATGATCCCCACTCATGGCTGCAATGGTGCAGTGTTTTAAAGGAGAACAAAATGAACGATCCGATTTATATTTCTGGTAAGTGCCACTATGCCTCGATCATTGAACCTAATACAAAGTTCGAGCCGGTCTGGTCAATTCAGATTGAGGTGAACGATGACAATCGATCTGTCATTGAAGATGCAGGTCTTACCATTAGTAATAAGGACGATGAGCGTGGTGATTTTGTTACCATCAAACGTAAAGTTTTGCGTAAGGATGGAAGTCAGCGAGCAGCTCCTCTTGTAAAGGATTCTCAGAATAATCCTTGGAATGGTAAGTTAATTGCCAATGGTAGTACAGTTAATGTCAAGGCAATTCCATTTGATTGGAGTTATGCTGGCAAGACTGGAATATCTGCTGACCTATCAGCAGTGCAAGTGGTGGACTTTATTGAGTACACCAGAGACGACCGTGACTTTGAACCAGTAGAAGGAGGTTATGTTCAAGAGCAGGACGTACCCTTTTAATAACTAGAAAGGAGGGGGGTGTCACATGTTGTGGCACCCTCTTTATTTATATGAAAACAATAGAAACATTAGTAGAAGATATCTATAGTCTCTTCAGTCTTGATCCTATTGATATGAAGGAAGAAGAAGTAGATAAACATATTGATAACTTTGGTAATATGTTAAAGATTCATATCAAAGATTTTATGTATCACAAGCCAAGAGATCGAGGTAACCTTCGACTCTCCGCTATAGGTAAACCAGATAGACAGCTTTGGTATGATATTAATAAACCATTAAGCGATGTTCAACTTCAATCTTCTACTAGGATAAAATTCCTATATGGTTATATCCTTGAAGAGTTACTTCTTCTCTGTACTGCTATTGCAGGGCATAAGGTAACCGATCAACAAAAGGAAGTTGAAGTAGCCGGTGTTAAGGGTCATCAAGACTCGATGATTGATGGTGTTCTAGTTGATTGTAAATCTGCTAGTGGTCCGGGCTTTGATAAGTTTAGATATAATAAACTTACAGAGGATGATCCCTTTGGATATATCGCTCAGATATCAGCCTATGCTCATGCTAATGGAGTAGATCGAGCTGCATTTCTTGCTATAAATAAATCAACGGGGGAAATATGTTTAACTCCTGTCCATCAGATGGATATGATCAATGCTAAAAGTAGAGTGGAACACCTTAAAGGAATGGTTTCAAACAGCAGGATACCTGATAGGTGTTATGATGCTGTGCCTGATGGGAAGTCTGGCAATCGTAAGCTTGCTGTTGGTTGTGTTTATTGTGGGCATAAAAGAGAATGCTGGCAGGATACTAACCAAGGTAAGGGTCTACGTGTGTTCCAGTACGCAAAAGGCAAAAGGTTTCTTGCACATGTTAACAAGGAACCTGATGTAGCAGAAGTGATGGATTGGTAATGCATTGGAAGTATGCTAAAAAGATTGATCCTAAAAATAACTTTGGATTTATTTATACTATAACTCATAAGAAAACTAAGAAGGCATACATTGGATGCAAACAATATCTGGTTACTAAAAATAAAAAGAAAGTTGAATCAAACTGGAGGATCTATACTGGGTCTAATAAAACTCTTAATGAAGATATCAAAAATATGGGAAAGGACCAATTCCAATTCAATATTATTGGAGAATATAAAAACAAAAGAAGCCTGAGATATTATGAATGTTATTATCAAATGATTAACCATGTGTTAACTGCAAAACTAGAGGGAACAGATGAACCTGCCTATTATAATAATTATATAGGGGGCAGGTTTGCCAGACCTGTTCAAGATCCAATTGAATGATGATGTAGATTTTGAATCTCTTTATGATGTAACCCAGAAAGATCCCTTTAGAAGTCTCTATATGGCAGTAGTCTTTCAGGCTATACTTGATCTAATAAAACCTAAAGATATTCAAGAGAATAGTAATATAAAATTGTATAGAGATCAGGCCCACGCTTGGGTCTTTTCTTCTATTGGTGTAACTTGTGAGAACTTTGAAGACATTTGTACAATGGCAGGACTTGAACCAGTGATGGTTAGAACCTTTACTTTGAACGCAATCAAATCAGGAGATACCGATGAAGTCCGACGAAAAATCAACAGTGTCTTGTGAAAGTGGATCTCATTATGAAGGAGACTTTTCTTACTTCAGTCACATGGAGAAACCTAGTGATCAAGAGGGTCCATCCTCAATCACTTGCCCAGAGTGTGAAAAAGATGTATATGTATATCATTTTGATTGGACTGCACTCAAGTGCCAACACTGTGGAGCTGTGGTAGAGAAGGATAGCTGGAATAGAGAAGGAACCTACGATTACTATTTGCGCCGAATGAAAGAAGAGAATGCCCTGAAGAAACAAGTTGGAGGAGATCACTACAAGGACTGTGGTATTCAACCTGTTGAGTATATCTTCCAGAATAATCTTGATTACTTTGAAGGTAACGTAGTAAAATATATAACTCGACATAGGAAAAAGGGAGAGGGGAAGAAGGATGTAGAAAAAGCTATTCATTACG